GACTTATAAGGAGAAATAATAGATGGCAAACTACGAAGCAACTAGATATGATTTTGATGGTGCAAACCTTACAGGTATTGAAGGTATTCCAAGTGGAACTATTGTTCCATGGTCAGATGCATCTATTCCATCTGGATTTTTAGAGTGTAATGGTCAAGCTGTATCAAGATCAACTTACGCAACTTTATTTGGAATTATAAGCACAACTTATGGTGTAGGTGATGGTTCAACAACTTTTAACGTACCTGACTTACAAGATAACGTAGCAGTTGGAAAATCAGGAACTAAAAACTTAGGTTCAACTGGTGGAGCAAATACAGTTACTTCAACTGGAAACATTGCTGGTTCAACAGCTAATGCAACTTTGTCAACTGCACAACTTGCTTCTCACACTCACCCTGTAACTATAAACAATCTTAGAAATATAGGTAACAATGAAGTTTCTCCAAATAGTGCATCATCAGGAGGTAATTTTTACACTTTAAATGGAACGGCAAACGCCTCAGGTTCTGGTTCTGGTCACTCTCACAACATGAGTGCAAACTTTGCTGGAGATGCAACTTCTGTTGTACAACCTTATTTAACTGTGGTATATGTAATTAAAACTTAGGAGAATTTATGGCAAGCAAAGGAAATTGGACAATAGTATTTGACGACAAAATAATTATTAAACAAAATAGTGATCCTGTTATAGGTGCACAACCCTACATTATTGATGATGATGCTTTTTGGAGCGATTCTAAATGGTCGAATATTTGGGCCATTCAATATAAAGCCGATAATCATGACTACAATGATACAGTAGAATATAGAGATGATACTCCTCACGCTACTTGGACAGCGGCTAATTTAGGAGATTTTTCAACTCAATTTATTGCAAAATGGGATGCAGCTCATTTAGCACAATTACAGTCTGATTGGGATAATAACAATGGTGATACAAGAGATGTAGATGGTAATATTACTCATGAAGAAACTGAATCTGAAAAGATTGCTAGATTAGGTGCAAGACCTACATCATACTCATCGTAATAACATCCAGGACGTTAAAATATACTTTTCACCTGATAAAGGTGGATTTCCTCTGTGAAGATAAGGAAAACCTGCAGGCCATATAACTATTCTACCTGTTTTAGGTTTTACTCTTTTTGAAAAATGTAAAAATTCTGTTTCTCCTCCTTCTTCTACATCATTTAAATATATTGAAAATACAAATGCTCTGGGTTCATTATCAAAACCTTTATTATGTTCAAGATGCCAAACATGATAACCTTCAGTGGGTAAGGTTTTCTGTATTTTTAAACTAGTATAGAAAAATTTTTCTTGACCATAAGCATCCGCACATCCAGTATTTTTAACATAATGATTCAATGCTAAATCAAAATTTAACACCATAGATTTTAAATCTTCCCACCAAACATCTAAATTAAATGCCTGAGCAAAAAATTGTTGGTCTTGTTTCTGTAATATTGATGCTTTTTCTCCACCTATTCTATTAATAGTATTATTAAATTTATATTGGTCTTCATATAATTTAATTGCTTTATTACATTCTTCTTTTGTAATGTAATTATCATATACACCTATAAAATTATTTATGTTAACTGTTTTTTCTGTCATTTTTCTCTTCTAACTTATTATTAAATTTAAATGCATTATCAATTGAATTTATATTAAAAATTAAACTATATCTGTTTTTTTCTCCTATATATTTATCAAAACCATGTAATATTTCAGGTGGAAATATATAATAATCTCCAGGTTCAGGTGTTATTTTTAAATTTAATTCAGGTAAATATAAATCACATCCTTTTGTTAAATATAGTATACCATGCAGACAAGGGTGAGTGTGATATTTTAAACTATCTCCTGATTTTATTTCGTTTCCCCAAGCATTAATTACTTCAAATTTTTCTAAAAAATATTCAAAAATACTTGAATTCGTTATTTGATGTTTGTTTATTAAATAAACAATAAAATTTTTAAAATATGTATTGTCTAAAAAATGATTCCAATTAGTCATGCCTCCTTTAACATTTGTATATCCTTCAAGATTTGGGTCTAAATTATTTTTTATATTTAAAATAAAATTATGAATTATTTCAGGATATGGATAATGTCCAAATATTATGTCTATAGTTCTAGGGTATGTAATATGTAAAGTATTTCTAGTTTCATTTAATTTATTATTTTTATCTATTAAATTAATCATTTAATAATTGTGCTTTTTCTTTTTGAGTTTCATCTAATGTTTTATCATTACTTTCTAATTTCTTTATTGTAGTTTTATTTGGTTTCCATTCTTCTTTATTAACTACATCACCACCCCTTTTAGGTTTTGTTTGAAACACTACAATATAACTACCATCATAAGGTTTTAATTTTTCTTTCCACCAATCTGGATCTTTAATAGTATAATGTGCGTTTTTTCCATTAGTTAAAATTTGTTTTGCTAGATAACAGGTAATCGTTAAAAATACTTTATTACTATAAGTAAATACGTCTTTTAATACTTCATCCACTTTATCTTCTTGAACGTGTTCCATTACATCAATACATAAAACTAAATCATATTGACCAGTTGGTTTATTTGAAAATTGTGTAACCGCTGGATCATATGGAGTTATATTTATTCCCATTGGAGATCCTGGAACTTTTTTATTATTAAATATAATAGAATGAAATTTTGCTTTACCACAACCATAATCTAATATAGTTTTAATATTATTCTCTTTTATTAAATTAAAAATTTGATGTTTATATTCTGCTAATGCTTCACCGATCCAATTGTCTTGGTTTACAGCGTGAAATTTAGTTGCTTCTATTAATGACTCATACATATTATATCTCCACTATTATGTTTAAAGAAAATCTATTTTCATTAGTTTTAGGTGAAACTCCCCTATGGTATAATTTACTAGGAAAAAGTAAAGCTTGAGAATCTATTGATTTATAAAATTTTTTTTCATCATTAATTTTAAATTCAGTGCCTCCATCATTATCATGTAAATTATATAATATAGAAAACATATTATCTTTAGGGCTATCAATATGAAATTCTGTAACACTTCCTTGATGGTACCAATTCCAAAATACACTATGTATTCTTTTAAATTGCCATAAATATTTTTCTTTAATAACATCTAAAATTATCTCAACGTAAGTATTTAAAATATCATTATTAAAATAATCGACATCCTCGCTATAAGTTATTATGGTAAAACCACCATCTTTTCTATTTACATTTCTTGGATGATATTCAAATCCAAAACCCCAATTTTGTAATTTATATAAATTGTTTATAATTCTTTTATTACTTTCTTTTAAGAAATCTAAATTAATCTCTTTAATCATAGGTAATTTTTTTCTTTATATTCTTTGTAGTGCTTATAGCATAACTCTGTAAATTTAGTCAAATTTAAGGCTTCTGCAAAGGTATCTACTTTATAAGCTTCAATACCATCAAAACCCATTTCTTTTGCTACTCTAAACCTATAATGACCACAGTGTATTTCATCATCTTTAAATACAGCAGGAAATAGTAATCCATCTTCTTTCATGTATCTACGAACAGTCTCTAAATGCTTTTGATCCCAGTCTATTTTATTTTCAAGACTATCCTCTGTAATAGAAGATAATTTATCTGGAAACCATACTATTTTGGCTTTCATTGTGCTCATATTACCTTCTATACTATATACTAATTATATTGTAAAATACATTTATGGCTTTAACAAAAATACCATTTAGACCTGGTTTTAATAAACAATTAACAGACACCCAAAATGAAAATAACTGGGTAGATGGAGATAATGTACGTTTTAGAACGGGTCAACCTGAAAAAATAGGAGGGTGGAGTCAATTAAATTCACAAACTCTTATAGGTTCAGTAAGAGCACAGATAACATGGTTTGATTTAGATGGAAGAAAGTATTCAGCTCTTGGAACTAACCGTTGCTTATATATTTATTATTCAGGTGAATTTTATGACATCACTCCAATTGATCCTGATCGACAACAAACGGGTGCAGATATAACAACTACTAATGGATCTACAACCGTTACTATTACAACAAGTGCAGCACATAACTTAGAAATTGGTGATATTATTACTTTTGAAAACGCAGGATCTTTTACTGGTGGTCAAACAGATTATACGGCTACTGATTTTGATGATGTTTTATTTGAAGTTAAAACAATTCCAAGCACAACGACTTTTACAATTGAAATGCCTACAGCAGAAACAGGCACAGGAGCCACGAATGACGGAACACTAGATCCTTTACCTTATATAAAAGTAGGCCCATTAGTTCAAACAGGAGCTTTTGGATGGGGAGCAAGCACATGGGGAGCTGAAACGTGGGGTACTGCAAGATCAAGTTCTAATACTTTAATTTATCCTGGTATATGGTCTTTAGATACTTTTGGTCAAATATTAATAGCAACTGTACATAACGGAAGATCATTTAACTGGTCACCTATTGCAGCTGATACATCCGCTTTGACAACTCGTGCAACAAGTATTGCAAATAATCCTACAAAATCAGTTATGACTATTGTATCGGATAGAGATAGGCATTTATTTCATTTAGGAACTGAAACAACAATTGGATCTCCTTCTACACAAGATAAAATGTTCATAAGATTTTCAGATCAAGAAGATAGAACTGATTATCAACCTACATCTATAAATACTGCAGGAACTTTTCAATTAGATTCTGGAAGTGAAATAAGAGGTGCTGTTCAAGGTAAAGATTACACGTTTATTGGAACCGATACTTCTGCTTACATTGCACAGTTTGTTGGCCCTCCTTTTACTTTTTCTATAAGACAAGTTGGATCAAATTGTGGAGTGCTTGGACAAAATTCAATGGTGTTTGTAGATACCACTGTTTACTGGATGTCAGATGAAGGAGCGTTTTTTGTTTACGATGGATCAGTAAAAAGATTAAAATGTCTTGTTGAAGATTTTGTTTTTAAAACAACAGGAGATAATCTTGGTTTAAATTTTAATGCAAACCAACAAGTTTATGCATCACATAATAGTTTATTTAATGAAATAGTTTGGTTTTACCCAGATGCAAATAGTG